TCAGGCGTAACGCGCGTGTCGGTCCTGTCCGCCTGCCGTCCGAAGGTCGCCAGGGTGACCCGCCGCCGTGGCCCCTGGCTGGCCGGCAGACCGCGGCCGAGCGTGACGCCTGGGCCGAGCTGTGGGCGACGCCGCAGGCGGTGGCGTGGGAGCGATTCGGTTGGACCCGGACGGTGGCGCGGTACTGCCGGGTGATGGTGGCGAGTGAGAAGCCGGGTGCACCGGCGGCCAAGCTGGCGCAGGCGACGGCGCTTGAGGATCGGTTAGGGCTGACGCCGAAGTCGATGCGGCTGCTGTTGTGGGAGATCGCTGCCGACGAGGTCGGCGAGCAGCGGCAGACCGGCAGTAACGCCGTCCGGGACCGCATCCGCGCCGTGGAGTAGCGCGTGCCGTGGCGCGGCCCGCAGGAGGAGGGCGAGTACCCGACGCTCGGCTATCAGGCCGGCGACTGGATCGAGGCCAATCTCGTCATCCCTGACGGTTACCGCCAGGGCGAGCCGTTTCTGCTGACCGACGAGATGTGGCGGTTCCTGCTCCAGTTCTACCGCGTGCATCCGAAGGCGGAGCGGTGGCCGGGGCTCATCGGGCTGCGGTACACCGGGGGCCAACTGCGGCGGCCGCAGAAGTGGGGCAAGGACCCGGTAGGGGCCGCGATCCACTGGGTTGAGGCGCTTGGCCCGTCGCGGTTCGATGGTTGGGATGCGAACGGTGAGCCGGTCGGTGCGCCGTATCCGACGCCGCTGCAGGTCTGCCTGGGCACCGCGGAGGAGCAGACCGACAACACGTGGCGACCGCTGAAGGCGATGGCCCGGCTAGGCCCGCTGATCGACGATCCCGGTGTCCGTGAGGTCGGCGAGACCAAGGTCGAGCTCGCGAGCGGCGGCAAGATCGAGCCGGCGACGACGTCGGCGAAGGCCCGGTTGGGCGCGCCACTGAGCTTCCTGACGTTGACCGAGACTCACCTGTTCACACTGCAGGGCGGGTACCGCAACGTGGCCACCACCGTGAAGCGGAACGTCGCCGGCATGGATGGCCGCTGGCTTGAACTGACGAACGCGTGGGATCCGACAGAGGCCAGCGAGGCCCAGATCACCGCCAACTCCAAGGATGACGACGTCTACGTCGACACCGTCGAACCGAATCGGGTCGAGGATCTCGAGGATGACGAGGCGCTGTATGCCGAGCTGCTCCGGCAGTACGGCGACTCGGCTCGGGAGCGCGGCGGCTGGGTCAACATCCGGGGCCGGATCTTCAATGAGTGCCGCAAGACGAGCCACTTCGAGGCCGACCGGCGCCGGTTCTTCCTCAATGAGATCGTCGTCGGCACCTCGGTGTTCGTGGATCCGATCAGGTGGGACCTGCACGCCAAGCCGGAGCGGCTGAAGCCTGGCGAACCGGTGGCCCTGGGCTTCGATGGATCGAAGTACCGGGACGCCACAGCGCTGATCGCGTCGCGGCTGTCGGACGGCAAGCTTTTCGTGCTTCGGATCTGGGAGCGGCCGAAGGACGCAATCGACTGGAAGGTGCCGACCGCTGAGGTCGACCAGGCGGTCGAGGACACCTTCGGCGCCTACTTGGTGGCCGTAATGTTCGCTGACCCGTACCGCTGGCAGGACTACCTCGATAAGTGGTCGGGGAAGTGGCCGGATCGGGTGGTCGAGTTCCCGACCAACGTCGAACAGCGGATGGATCGAGCGATCGAGCGGTTCACCACCGCCTTCTCCGGCGATGAGATCGACCACGATGGCGACGAGACGCTGACGACGCACTGCAAGGACGCCGTGCTGGTGAAGGGATCGAAGAAGAAGCCCCGGCCGGGTGAGGACGAGTTGCTCGCCACGCACTACCTGAAGATGGCGAAGCGGGCTCACGGCACCCTCATCGACGGTGGCGTCGCCGCGGTGCTGGCTCACGAGGCCCGAGCCCATGCCATCGAGCACGACATGAAGCCGCCGCCTGAATCCACGCCGATGGTGGCGTTCGTCGACGTGTGAGGAGTTGCCCCGATGAAGCTGCTGCTCACGCTCTTCGCTGCCTTGCTGTACGCGGTCGGGTGGTCGGCCGGCCAGGTCTCCCGTGTGCTGGTCTGGTGCTGGTCGGCCTTGGCCGTCGGCTGGGACGATGCGCGATCGCCGAGTACACCCGTAGAGGCGCCGCTGCGGAGGGTCGCCTGACGTGGGCCTGCTGGAGAAGATGGCGGTCCGTCGGCAGAGCAAGGCCTTCGTGCAGCCGCCGTTCTGGGCTGCGGACGGGCTCGGCCTGCCGCTGTGGACGACATCGCTGACGGGTAACACCGAGAAGATCGGTGAGGACTTCCAGTCGTACGTCGTCGACGCTTACAAGGCCAACGGCGTGATCTTCGCCTGCATGCTCGTGCGGCAGATGATCTTCTCCGAGGCGCGGTTCCAGTGGCGGGAGTACCGGCAGGGTCGCCCCGGTGAGTTGTTCGGGTCGCCCGAGCTGGCGTTGCTCGAGGATCCGTGGCCGAGCGGCACGACCGGCGAGCTCCTGTCGCGGATGGACGTCACCGCGTCGCTGGCCGGCAACTACTACTCGACCATCGCCGACGACGACGGCAACCTCGGCCGCACCGCACAGGGGCCAACCCGGCGGATCGTCCACATGCGGCCCGACTGGACGACGATCGTGATCGACTCCGCGTCGGGGAACCCGAACGCGCTCGACGCCCGGGTGGTCGGCTACGTGTACGATCCGCCGGCTAACGGTGGTCCGAAGGTCGAGCCGGTGGTTTTGCTGCCGTCGGAGGTGTGTCACTACTCGCCGATTCCGGATCCGGCCGCCAGGTTCCGCGGAATGTCGTGGCTGACGCCGATCGTCGACGAGATCCGCGCCGATAAGGCCGCGACCACGCACAAGGGGAAGTTCTTCACCAATGGCGCGACGCCGAACATGGCGATCGTCATGGACCCGAAGGTCACGCCCGAGAAGTTCAAGGAATACGTTGCCTTGTTCAAGGAAGCCCACCAGGGCGCGGATAAGGCGTACAAGACGCTGTTCCTCGCCGGCGGCGCCGATGTGAAGCCGCTGTCGATGGATTTCCGGCAGATGGACTTCAAGGCGACCCAGGGGACGTCGGAAACCCGGATCGCGGCGGCCGCCGGCGTGCACCCGACCGTGGTTGGCCTGGCCGAAGGCCTGCAGGGGTCGAGCCTGAACGCCGGGAACTTCCAGGCCGCGGCCCGGATGACCGCGAACAAGACGCTTCGGCCGTTGTGGCGGATGGCGGCCGCGTCGCTGCAGACGCTGGTCACGCCACCGAGGCAGGGTGCTCGGCTTTGGTACGACGATCGCGACATCGCGTTCCTGCACGACGACGCGACCGACCAGTCGAAGATTCGATTCCACGACGCGCAGACCCTTCGCCAGCTCGTCGACGGCGGGTTCGGCGCCGATGCCGCGGTCGAGTACGTGGCGACAAACGACCTCAACCGGCTCAAGGGGTCCCACTCAGGCTTGATGCCGGTGCAGCTGCGGCCCCCGGGCTCGGGCGAGCCGAACGGCACTCCCCTCAATGGACAGGCGAACGGACAGGCGAATGGATCACAAGCAGCTCTCCCGCGTTGAGATCAAGAGCGCCGACAAGGGCGAGGTGTCGGCGGTCTTCGCGACGTTCAACGTCAAGGACAAGGACGGCGACGTCACGCTTCCCGGCGCCTTCGAGGACGGTGCCGAGGTCATCGTCTCGTCGTACCAGCACACCAGCTGGCAGGGCGCGCTGCCGGTGGGCCAGGGCCGCATCCGGACCACCAAGACTGAGGCGATCCTCGACGCCAAATTCTTCATGGACACCACCAGTGGCCGCGACACGTTCGCCGTGATCAAGGCGTTGGGGCCCCGGCAGCAGTGGTCGTACGGCTTCGACACCCTCGAGGCCGACCGCGGGAAGTTCCAGGGCGAAGAGGTCCAGTTCCTCAAGAAGATGCTCGTCCACGAAGTCAGTCCCGTGCTGGTCGGCGCCGGTGTGAACACCAGAACGCTCGCCGCGAAGGCAGCCAAGGATCGGACAACCCAGGAGGAGGCGGTCGTGACCGCTTACAACGCGGCGATCCGGCCGCACGAGACCCGCGTCACGACGAAGCGTTGGGATGGCCTCGCGGTCGTGCAGGCGATCCCGTCGGACGCGACGATCGACGATCTGCGGGCGATCCACGCCTACGTGGATCCGGACGCCGATCCGACTCTCAAGTCGTCGTACGGCTTCGCCCACCACGAATCCGTGGGTGCCGAGGCGAACCTCCGCGCATGCCTCGCCGGCATCGCGGACCTGAACGGCGCGAAAGGCGCGGGCCTGTCCGACGCCGAGCGCGAAGCGGTGCACGCGCACCTGGCCCAGCACTTGCTCGACGGGGATCGTGAAGCCCCAGAGCTCCGGACCCCCGGTGACACCGGGCAGTTGAAGTTCCACGAAGAGGCCGCAGCCGTCCTGGCAGGGCTGGACAGCCTCATCGTTCGCACGTCGGAAGTCATGGCTCTCCGCCGGAGCAAGGGCAAGGCGATCTCCGCCTCCACCGTCGACGTCCTCGAGTGGGTCCACGACGGCACGCGGCGGCTCCGCGCCTTGCTCGATTCCCCGCAGGAGGACGCGGACCGCGAGTACGTGCGGTTCGTCGCCCAGTCGCTACAGCACACAGGAGAGTGACATGACGTTCCCCGCTCTGAAGGAGGCTCAGGGGAAGAAGCGCGCCAAGCAGGACGAGCTGGCCGCCATCTTCGCCGAGGCCGGCCCCGACGTCGACCTGACCAAGGTCAAGTCCGTCAAGGGCACCACCCACGACATCGCGGCCAAGATCCGCGAACTGAACGACGAGCTGACCGATCTCGGCAAGGAGGTCGACTCGCTGACGGCGGTGGCCAAGGCTGCCGAGCGCGCCAAGACCGCCGACGACAACGTCAATGGCGCCGGTGAGCGCGGCTCCGAGGCTGGCAACAGTGACGGCTCGTTCGGTCCGGCCCAGAAGTCGTTTGGCCAGCTGTTCGTCGAGTCCGACGCCTACAAGCTCAAGCAGGGGCCGATCGGCCCGGAGTCGACGATCGACGTCGAGCTGAAGACGCTGATGACCACCGGCACCGGCTTCGCGCCTGAGGTTCAGCGTTCCGACCGGGTGGTCGAGTTCGCCACGCGCCCGCTGCAGGTCGCGGACCTGATCCCGCAGACCCAGACGACCCAGTCGGCCGTGCAGTACATGGAGGAGACCACCTTCACGAACGCGGCCGCAGAGACCGCGGAAGGCGGCACCTACCCGGAGGCCGCGCTGGCGTACACCGAGCAGACCTCTCTGGTCCGCAAGATCTCGGTGTTCCTGCCCGTCACCGACGAGCAGCTCGAGGACGCGCCGCGGATCCGTGGCGTCATCGACAACCGGCTCCCGTTCATGGTCCGGCAGCGTCTCGACCTGCAGTTGCTGATCGGCAACGGCACCGCGCCGAACCTGCGCGGCATCCTCAACGTCGCCGGCATCCAGACCCAGGCCAAGGGCGCCGACCCGACGCCGGACGCCGTCTACAAGGCGCTGGTGAAGGTGGAGACCATCGGCCAGGCGTTCGCCAACGCCGCGGTGTTCCACCCGAACGACTGGCAGGACATCCGGCTGCTCCGCACCGCCGACGGCCTGTACATCTGGGGCAACCCGTCGGACGCCGGTCCGGAGCGGATCTGGGGTCTGCGCGTGGTCCGCGCCCAGGCGCTCACCGAGAACACCGGCCTGGTCGGCGACTTCGCCAACTTCTCCGAGCTCTCGGTCCGCCGGGGCATCGACACCCAGGTGTCGAACAGCCATTCGACCTACTTCATCGAGGGCAAGCAGGCCATCCGGTGCGACATGCGTGTCGCGTTCGTCGTCTACCGGCCGGCGGCCTTCGCCACCGTCACCGGCATCTGAGAAGGAGTGCACTATGCCGATCCTCAGCGGCGGCAACGTCATCCCCGGCGACGGGCTCAACAGCCCGCCGTTCCAGAAGGCTGGCGCGTTCGTGGCCAACGACTTCGCGGGCAACTGTGTGGTCGGCTCTCTGGGGGTCAACACGACCGCCGGCGTGCTCTACATCTGCACCGCCACGAACGGGACGACCACCTCCACCTGGGTGGTCGTCGGGACGCAGGTCTGATGTACAAGGTTCCGCGCCACATCTGGCGCACCACCGATGGCCGCCTCGTACCGCACGGGCACGCGGACGCCGCGTTCCTCGCCTATCCCGCCGGCGAGGAACTGTCGGACCACGACGCCAAGGCCAAAGGCGTGCTGGCCGTCTACCCCGACGAGAAGAAGACGACCGCCAAGAAGGCCGTCGCCAAACCGGCCGACAAGGCCATGGCCAAACCGGCCGACAAGGCCGCGACCACCCAGGACAGCGACACGAAGGAGCAGCAACCATGACGGACGCGAAGGGCCAGGGCCAGGCTGACAAGAAGGCCGCCGAGGACCGGACCGCCGAAGTCGGCGCCGAGAACGCCCGCAAGGAAGCCAACCCGGAGACGAGCGAGTCGAAGTCGGCTGCGGCGAAGGTGCTGCAGGTCGACCCGGCGGACGCCGCGGTGAACCCGTACCCGGCGTACGACTACATGACGCTGGAGCAGCTGCGCGACCTCGGCAAGGAGCGTGAGGTCGAGCTGCCCCGCGACGTCGAGAAGGCGCTGTGGGTGACCGAGCTCCGCGCCAAGGACACCCAGGCCTGAAGGCCTGGTATCGGGTGAGGGGTGGTGAGTGATGGCTGACATGCTTGCCACCCCCGCCGATCTCGCCGGCCGGCTCCAGCAGTCGCTCGACACCTACACGGCGACCCAGGCGCTCGAGGTCGCCACCGGTTGGATCCAGGAAGCCCTCGGCCAGAAGATCTTCGAAGTCCTCAACGAAACCGTCACGCTCGACGGTGGCGAGCGGACCTTGTACCTGCCTCAGCGCCCGGTAATCGCCGTGGGCGCGGTATCCACGCTCGATCGGGATGGAACCGTCTTCGCCCCTGTCCTCAACACCGACTACCGGGTCCGTGGTGCCCGGCTGATCTGGCAGGGCATCGGCCGCGTCTGGCCGGAATCCGTCACCGTGACGTACAGCCACGGCTACGCCAGCAACGCCATCCCGCAAGGACTGCGGGGCCTGTGCCTCGACGTCGCGGCCCGGATCTACCACAACCCGGCGGCGCTCACATCCAAGACCGTGGGCGGCGTTTCCTGGACCAAGAGTGCTGGGGACACCCGTGGTGCTGGCGGTCTCACCGAGGCCGAACAGATGGCACTGGCAGTGCACCGTCCGCCCATGGTTGCCTGACGCAATATAAGGAGCCCTCGTGGCCATCGGCTACCCGAAGAACAAGGACAGCGTCGACAATGTCGTCGGCAGTCTCGCGCAGACCCTCAATCAGTGCATGCGCCGCGGGGTCCAGCTCAAGACCGAGCTCGACTCGTTCAACGATGCGGCGCTGACCACCGCCGGCTACTCGGCGGCCGAGATAACCACGCTTCGGACGCTGGCCAACGACCTGGTCCAGCTGAACAACATCTACACCGGTGCGGCGACGCTCGGCGCAGCCAAGGACTTCCGCACTTCGCTGCGGCCGGTGTGGGGCGTGCTCGGCGACTTCTAGTCGCATCTTTCCGAATCCATCCTGGGGGCTGAGCCGAGAGGGTCTCTGCGATGGCGAAAGCCAATGACTCCGTCGACGTCACTCCCGGCACAGGCGCCGTCATCGCGACGCACCTGCAGGGCGGCAAAGAGCACCAGGTCGTCATGCTGGCCAACCCGAATGGCCACCTCGTCGGCGATGTACCGACGTACTCCGCCTGGTCCGGTACGGCCATCACCGCGGCGGCGAACAAGCCGTACATGCACGTCTTCAACGCCACTGGCTCGGGCGTGATCGTCAAGATGCGGAAGATCTTCATCCAGCCCTCGCAGGCGGTGAACGCGCTCGCCGCGCAGACCTGGCGCATCGCGAAGACCTCGGCGGTCGGGACCACCGGCAACACGGCGATCACGATCCAGAAGAACGACTCCTCCGCGCCGGCCGTTCCGGCGCAGATCACCGCCGCGCATTCCTATACCGCCGGCGGTACCCAGTTGTTCACCTACTTCGAGATCCCGCTGTCCGTCGAGGAGACCCTGCCGGCTGTGGGTCTGGCGCCGTTCTTCAACATCCTGCCCAATGACGGCGACCTGGTGACCGACTACATCCTCCGCGAGGGCGAGGGGTTGACGGTTATCAACGTGACAGGCGGCTCCTACACCTGGAGTGTCCTGGCGATCTTCTCGATCGAGTAGATGAGCGGCCATGTCGCTGCTCATCTTGCTGAAGGCAACCTCTGGGGGAGGTGGCGTGCCGGTCGGATACCGCTCCTCCTCGGCCTCCGGCACTTCCGACGCGTTCGTCACCTCCATCAACATCCCGGTCCCGGCCGGTGCCGCAGCGAACGACATCGCGCTGCTCGTCATCGAACAATGGGAGTCGGCCAACCCGACGATCACGTGGCCTTCCGGGTTCACGCAGGCCGTCAACTTCGTCTCCGGTAGCTCGAAGCTGAGGATCGCCTGGAAGCGGCTGACCGGTTCGGACTCCGGGAACTACACCCCGAACTGGACCGGTAGCCAGTGGACGATGGGCCACTGCATCCTCATCACAGGTGCCGCTACCACCGGCGACCCGATCGAAGCGACAAACACCGCGCAGAGCACGGGCACCAGCCTGCCGGCGACGTCGGTGACCACAACGACGCAGCCGTTCCTGGCGCACTTCGTCTCCAACGAGTCAGCGGCCGCCAAGACACCGCCCACGAACTTCACCGAGGTCCAAGACGGCGACTACCTGGCCACGAACTACCGGATCCCGGGCACCACCGGGACACACTCCGTGTCAGGCGGCTCAACCACCGTCAACACACTGCGACTGGTAGCACTCGTCGCCGTCAAGGCAGCGGACCCCGGCGGCGGACAGAGCGCCACGGTCAGCCAGGCCAGCGAGACCGACACAGCCACCGCGCTCGGCGAACGCAAACTCAAGGCGGTCGCGCAGGCGAGCTCGACCGACACCGCCGCCGCGCTGACCCGGCGCAAGTCCAAGATCGTCGCCCAGGCCGTCGACACCAGCGCCGCCACGTCCCTCACCGCAACCTTCGGCAGCACCGTCGGCCAGGCCATGGAGACCGACACCGGTACGGCGATCGCCGAACGCAAGATCAAGGCGCTGCTGCAAGCCTCGGAAACCAGCACCGCCACCGCACCCGGTGAGGTGAAGCGCCGCACGCTGGTGCAGGCTGCTGAGACCGACACGGCAACGGCGCTGGCCGAGACCAAACGGAAGACGGTCAACCAGGCGGCCGAAGCCGACACCAGTACGCCGATCGGTGAACGCAAGACCCGCGGCATCGCACAGGCGGTCGAGACTGACACGGCGCGGGACATCATCCGGCCCGGCCAGGTCGCGAGGGCCGTCGAGACCGACACCGCTCAGCCGTTCGGCGAGCGCAAGACGAAAACCCTCGCGCAGGCCAGCGAGGCTGCCACTGCCCAGGCGTTCACGGCCCGCAAGGTACGGGCGGTCATCCAGGCCGTCGAGGCCGTCACAGCGGCGCCTGTGGCCGAGGCGAAGCGGAAGGCTTTCGCGCAGGCGCTCGTCGTGGAGACCGCGACTCCGCTGCTGGATCGGAAGTCCAAGACCGTCGGCCAGGCCGGCGAGACCGACACCGCCCGAGCGATCGCCGGCGGAGGCCAGGTGGCCGTGCTCGAGCGAGCGACCGAGACCGACACCGCAACCGTCATCACCCCCGACCTGACGACATCCCGCCCGAACACCGGGACCACCGGCCGGCCCGGATCCGGTACGACGGCGCGACCGTTCACCGGCGTAACCGCCAGACCCTAGGAGAACCGATGTCCCTCGTACTGCGACGCCGCCAAGACGGCTCGGTCAGTGTCGTCGGCGACGCGCCGGACGAGCACACGTTCGCCACCTCGTTCATCCAGCGCGGCCTCGAGGCCGGCACCGTCCACGTGGTCCTGACCCTGGACACCGCCGACGGGCCGCTCGAGTACGAGCTCACCGCGATCGGCGACGCGGACGGTACCCAGAACGCCACCAGCTGGCAGTGCTCACGCGTGGCGAGCTCGAGCAAGAAGAAGGGTCGCTGACCATGGCCAACCAGGTGTTCAACATCGCCAAGGGGCGGTTCGTGCACTACTGCACGCTGCCCGCCGCGTCCGACGCGCTGATCGTCGTACCGATCGAGACGACCGGGCTCGAGACGGACGACACGCTCAACAACTACGACGATCTCCAGGCGCTGTTGGCGGCCGCCAACAACGAGCAGACCACGATGGGCCGCAAGACCGTGTCCGCGTCGGTGACGGTGACGATCGACGACACGAACAACTGGGTCGACGTCGACATGCCCGACCAGGTGTGGACAGCGGCCACTGGCAACGCGATCTCCAAGCTGCTGATCTGCTACGACGGCGACACCGGTGCGGGTACTGACGCGAACATCATCCCACTGACACACCACGACTTCACGATCACGCCGGACGGCTCGGACGTCACAGCCCAGATCGCCGCGGCTGGATTCGCCCGGGCGGCCTGATGG